GTGTACCTGGCAAATACCATGACATCTTTATATCCTATTTGGATGAAGTGTGGCTTAATCTCACCAGAGGCGGTAGCTTCCCTGATGTGATATATGAGGGCGCCTTTAAGGATGAGGTCACCGAACCCAAAAATGGTAGGCCCAAGGGTGCCAGGTATTTGTCTTGTGCACCTTTTTGGTTTACGATGATCATCAAGCGGCTTTATTGGCCTATTATTGAGATCATCAAGAAGAACCCGTGCGCCGGTGATTCAGCATGGGGTGTCAACCCGTATGGCCACGTATGGCGTCAAATGTATGAAAATCTCCTACCCAATGTTGTGGACGGTGATTATAGTAAATTTGACAAGGGTATCTCTGGAACGCTAATTGTTGATTTGCTTTCTGCAATGGTGCGTCCTTTCCCTGATTGGCGTCGAAATGCGTGCTCAATGGTTGTGGGCAGCATAGCGAATTCAGTACACTGCTTTTATGGAGCCTTGTATAAGTGGGTCAATTGCAACCCATCTGGGAATCCTCTTACTACCCTCATCAACATTCTTGTTAACAGCTTCAACCTCCGCTTCGCTTACGTAGTGTCTGGAGGCCCTGCGGTTGGGCTGTTTGACGAGAACGTTCGTATGTACCTCTACGGAGATGATTTTATATTGTCTGTCAGTGATGCGGCCAAGTCAGTCTACAACTTCGAGTCCATTCAATCTGTCTTTGATTCCGTTGGGATCAAGATCACGAACCCTTCTGGCAAGGGGATGGTCGAGAGGAAGTTTGATATGACACCAGGGTTTCTGAAAAGAACTTTCCGGTTCGACCGTGAGTTGAACCACGTGTTGGCGCCACTTGACCCCAATTCAATACTTAAAATGTTGGAATGGTGTAAAAGGCCCAATTTGTCCGATACTGCTGTCCTCAATCAGGTTTGTTACCAGGCATTGATAGAAACAGCTATGCACGGGCAGGACCAGTTTGATTCTATGCAGAACTTTCTGTCCACGTTAACCAACGACTCCCGGGTGCTTTTTGCAGAGCGGAGTTTGTTGGTCCTTGACCCCCCCACTCCTACGTGGTGGGTTGCAGATGTGTTGCCAGCTGGGCATCTATCTGCAAACGTTCCGGATACCTTCCTTTATGGTCATTCGGATGATTACCTGGAAGGGTAGTCTTGCGGGCAACCGCAAACCTGCAGAGGTCATAATACTGCGTTTGAGGACACGTAGTCCACTCTCGCCTGAGGAGGTGAAATAAATATCTAACAATATGATGAGTACGACTAACAATGATATTTCGTCTACCCCGCAGACAAGTGCCGGGGCGTTAGCTGGTAACGGTGTTAAGACCAGCGATGTGACAA